CCGGAAGCCGGCGAAAAGCGATCTTGAAAAGCGGTACGAAAGCGCGAACAGGGCATATGAAAAAGAATTTGGTGAGCGATACCCTTATGTCTGGGGCGACACGGACATGGAAGCCGCTATCAAGGAAATGCACAGATGCATTGGCAGTGGCAAAAAGAAAGAATCTGTCACGTATGACACCAGCGGCGGCGAGGTTTATTGAGGTGATGCGCAATGGCCGATGTGAATTTTACAAGCCATCTGGGGCAAGTATTGAATGCTACCAGCCAACAGCTAATGAAAGCCGCCGAAAAGATCGGTCAGGCGGCTGAAAGCCATGCGAAGCTGTACATAACCGCTGGCGTTTACCAGACTCCGCAGGGGTGGTACGTTCGGACGGGCAATCTGCGCAACAGCATTACGCACGCCACAGAGGAGAACAAGGAGACCATTACTGTTGTGGTGGGTACTTCCGTCGAATACGCGCCGTATGTAGAGCTTGGAACCGGCAAATATGCCGAAGGGAGCAACGGCAGAGGGGTTCCGTGGCGCTACCAAGACACAAAAGGCAATTGGCACACAACAAGCGGAATGCCGCCAAGGCCGTATCTTCGGCCAGCGATAGAGAACCACATTCCCGAATACAAAGACATAATCGCGGAGGTTATGAGCGAAACGCACATCTGAACGACCACACAAAGCCGGGAAACCGGCTTTTTCTTATGCTCAGACATGGCAAATCGGGCGAAATTACGCAAAATTACGGTTCCGGTTTTAAGAATCAATAATAGGAAGTCTTACAAAATTATGGCATTATGAAGAAAAGTAGTACAGATATAAGGGGTGAATATAAAAAGATTTTTTTATTTGCGCTATATAGATAAATTATAGTGTAATTTCATAATTTCATAATTTTATTATAAAAACCCTTACGCCAGCGGGGTTTGCGGGGTGTCAAAAAATTATGCTCCAAGATTTTCCAACATAATTTCCGTAATTTTGCGGTTCGCGGCGCGCTGAATGTTCGGGTTTTTCGCCAAACCGCTTGACAACGTTTTATGCGGGTGTTATATTGTAACCATAGCAGAAGAACTTGCTATATCGCACTCGCTGGAAGAAATCAGCGCGAAGAAAAGGAAGGTGCAAAGCATGGCAGTTACACGTTCGTTCCTGAAAGGTATGGGGCTGACAGACGAACAGATTGGCGCAATCATTGACGCGCACACGGACACCGTGGACGGGCTGAAAGACAGCCTTAAAGCGGCCAAGGCCGATGCGGACAAGCTACAGGCGGTTCAGAAGGAATTGGACGCGCTGAAAGCTAATAGCGGCGATGATTGGAAAGCGAAGTATGACACGCTGAAAAAGACCTTTGACGATTTCAAGACCGAAACGGCCAGTCGGGAAAAGACGGAAAAGGTTAAGACAGCGTATGCACAGCTTCTTCGGGAAGCCAATGTGGACAGCAAGAGGATTGACGCGATTCTCCGTATCACGGATATGTCCAACATGGAATTGGATGAATCCGGGGCGCTGGTTGACGCAGAAGCGCTGACCAGCAAGATCAAGACGGATTGGAGCGCGTTTATCCAGACTACTGGGACGAAGGGCGCGAACGTGGAGACACCGCCAGAACACGGAGCGACTACGCTTACCAAGGCGGACATTTACGCCAAGGACGAGCATGGGCGCTACAAGCTAAGCACGGCGGAGCGGCAGAAAGCTCTTGTCGAGCATCCAGAGATCATGAAGGGGTGAAATAAATCATGAAGAAGGTTCCTTTTAATCTCCAGCTTTTCGCGGCTACTAACGTGGAAAGCCTGACCAATCCTCGTGACAGTCTGCCGAACGTTTATACTAACGTTACGGCTCGTGAAGTTGACTTCGTGACGCGCTTTACGGACAACTGGGAAGCTCTGCGCAACATCCTTGGCATTATGCGTCCGATTCGCAAAGCGCCGGGGACTCAGCTTGTTTCCTACGTGGCCAGTGTTACCCTTGAAGACGGCAATGTTGGCGCTGGCGAAGTCATCCCGTATAGCAAGACCGCCATTGAGCAGATCACTAAGGGCGATCTGACCATTGAGAAGTACGCAAAGGCTGTGCCGATTGAGGATGTTAACAAGTACGGCGCGGCTGTTGCCGTGGAAAAGTCCGATGACGCGTTCCTGACCAAGCTGCAGAACGTGGTTCTTGGCCGGTTCTATGCTTTCTTGAACACCGGTGCGCTGACCGGCGTTGCGTCCTCTTGGCAGACCGCTCTTGCCAAGGCTCAGGGCGAAGTGCTGAACAAGTTCGCTGGCATGCAGAAAGACGTTACCGGGATTGTGGGCTTTGCCAACATCCTTGACGCTTACGACTATCTTGGCTCTGCGAATATTTCCGATGGTGTTCAGAACCAGTTCGGTCTGACCTACATTAAGGATTTTCTGGGCTACAATACGTTGTTCCTGCTTCCGGCTTCTTTCATCGCTCGTGGCGATGTTATCGCGATTCCGGTCGAGAACATTGACCTGTACTACATTGACCCCGGCGACAGCGAGTTTGCCAAGCTCGGTCTGAACTACACCGTTCAGGGCGAAACGAATCTGCTTGGTTTCCATGCGCAGGGTAATTACGGCACTGCCGTTGGCGAGTCTTTCGCGCTGATGGGCATGGCGCTGTGGGCTGAATATCTGGATGGCATCGCCATTATCAGCATTGGCACCGAAGCCTTTACCGCCGTTGTGAGTCCTGCCGCTGGCGCGAATCCTGCCGCGCTTAAGTATTATGAGAAGGACGCGAATAATAACTATTTCCGTAGCACCGATACCACGGTTGCCGCTGGGAAGACTTATTACACGCGTGCTGTTACTTACGCCGCGTGATCTACAAAGTCATAAAGGCATTTGCTGACAGCAAAGACGAAATGCACGTATATCAGCCCGGAGAAATTTTCCGGGCTGAGAATACGAGTGCAAAGCGCCTTGCACAGCTTATGACAAGCAATAACATGGTGGGCTGTCCGCTGATTGTTGCGGAGCAGGAAGCGGCAAAACCAGTGGAGCCGGAAAAGCCGAAATCCTCCCGGAAGAGGGGGAAACAGAATGCTGACTGAAATTTGTGATTATGTCCACAACTATTTCACACTCATCAACCATGATGGCCGATTCGAGATCAGCGGCGGCACAATCCCAGTATCCATGCACGATGGCCAGCGCTTCCGCATCAGGGGTTCGGCGTTGAATGACGGCATCTACACATTCCATGCCGCCGGGATTCGCAACGATGATGACAGCGAGGATACACCGCTTGCGGATGAAACGTTCGTTGGGAGCATTGACGAAATGGGAGTTCCTACCAACTTTCTAAAGCTGGCGCAGGAAATCGCTTCGTGGGTGACTGCCAACAGCGCGGTGCTGAACAGCCCGTACACAAGCGAGTCGTTCGGCGGGTACTCGTACAGCAAGGCGACCGGAAGCGGCGCTAATGCTGGTGGAGTGCTTGGCTGGCAAGATGTGTTCCGTACGAGACTTAACGCCTATCGGAAAATAGCCTAAATGTTGGAGGTGCGCCAATGTCCTTGATTGATGTCATGATGGAAGAATGCGTTATGCTGGACAAGCGCACTGTTCCTGACGGCATGGGCGGCTTTGTCCAAGACTGGGTGGACGGCGCAACATTTCGGGCGGCTGTCATCAAGGACAGCACGCTTGCGGCGAGAGTCGCAGAAAAGCAGGGTGTGTCCGAAGTGTACACTGTGACCGTTGACAAGGGCTTGCCGCTACAATACCATGATGTGTTTCGGCGGATTAGTGACGGGTACACTTTCAGAGTAACCAGCAATGTTACAGACAGCGAAACACCGTCAGTCTCCACCTTTCACATAGGCCAAGTCACAGCGGAAAGATGGGAATTGCCCAAGAACGGCGGTGGTTAAGTGGTCAACACAGCGAGGGCGTTATATGAGTTCTGGTCAAGTTTCGGCTTGCCAGCGTACACAACAAGCACTGTGCCAGACGAAGTAGAAACGCCATACATTACATACAGCCTGACTGAAACCGAACCGCTTGAAGGGGCAACACATTATGCGCAAGTGTGGTACAGAGACACAAGCAATGCGGCGCTACTCACCAAGGTTGATGAAATTATTTCTGCCATTGGTTCGGGTTGCCGCATCGCTTGCGAGGGCGGCTATGTGGTGCTTAGACCGGCTTCTCCGCTTGTTCAACTGATGGTTGATATAGAGCCGGAAAACAGATACGCTTATATCAACCTACAAATCAACTGCTATCATAAATGAGGGGTGAGAAAATGCCTGTGGCGAACATGATTACACCTTGCAGAACGGAAACCTTCCAGAATCTGCAACTTAACGCTGGTGCTTTCTTGGTCAATTTCGATTATTCGAGCTATACGACCATTGACGGCACCGGCGGTCTGCGTGAAGCGCTGGCTTCTGCTCTGGCTGACAGTAGCAAACTTCTGGGCGCTACTCGCGGCGGCGGTACTTTCGTTGTCACCAGCGAGATTCGGGAACCGGATGTGGACGGCAAACGCTATCGGTTCAAGGGCGGAGCTTTCGTGGACAGCGTGGATGCGCAGTTGACCGGTACTCTTGTCGAGATTCGACCGGAAGTTTTCGCGAAGGTGCTTGCGACCGGCGAGACAACGGAAACTACCGGAACCGGCAGTAAGAAGACCACCATCAAGATGCATACGGCCATTCAGAACACCGATTACATCAACAGCCTTGTGTGGGTTGGCGATATGTCGGACGGTGGCATTGTGCTGATTGCGCTTAAGAATGCACTGAACAACAACGGCATGACGCTGACCTTCACCGACAAGGGCGAAGGTACGATTCCGTTTGAATTCCATGCTTATCAGGATTCTGTTGAAGATTATGATTATGCGCCGTTTGAAGTCATTTTCTTCAACAAGACTTCCGCGTAACATCAACAAAAACGCAATCATGAATGATAGCGGGGCAGGGGTAGTCCTGCTCCGCTAAATTTGTAAGGAGGGTGTATCCATGAAAATTTCCCAGATGACCACGGAACAGGCCGCTGATGTGATCGTTCGGATTGCAGAACCTGCCGGGTGCATGATGCGCGATGAAAATATGCTTGCGCTGGTTGAACGGATTGCCAACACGGATGATAACAACCCGTTCAATTTTATCGGCAACAATCTTTCAGCAATTGTTTATGCTCTGCTGAAAGACAATCGGTATAATCTGTTCGAGGTTGTGGCCGCGCTGAACGGCAAGACGCGGGAAGAAGTTGCCCAGCAGAAGATTACAGCCACGATTCAGGATATCTACGACAGCCTTGATAGGGATTTGCTGGATTTTTTCGGTACATTAAGGAAACCCCAAAAGAAGAAGTCTACCAAATAATTGTTGTAGTATCGCAAAACGGCTGGCACGGAATATACCATCTGAATGCGATGATGTACGAACGGCGGCGAATCCAAAGTTACGAAGAATACACGGCAACAATTCTATGGTCAATCGGTCGTATGATCGGCGGAAAAGAATATCCGATGCCGTCATATAATGATTTCCTGCATCCGAAACCGGTAGACAACAGAACGACAGATGATATTGTGAATGGCCTAATCAATAAATTACAGCAAGGGGGGTGAGGACAACGGCAAATATGCTTGAACTATTCAAGATCGGTGCGCGGCTTGCGCTGGACAAGGGAGACTTTGACCGTGGTGTTAAAGACGCAGATGAAAGCGGCAAAGGGCTTGCGG